TAGGAATAAGCACTACTACTTTATCTTTACCTTGTTTGTATACCTTTAATGACACTTGCAAGTCATTATACAATTTAGAGTTAAGAGCACATTCAACACTTTCAATAAACCTATCGGCATCATACACATTAGTTAACAATAAGTAAACACCAAAACGATTAAACTTAATAGCATTATTAAATTTGTAGATACAGAATTTTGCTTTCTTAACTTTCCATGCTACTACATCGTTAAAGAAGTCTTTACATTTCAGTAATCCACTTTGAGAATGTAATGTATCTTTTTCTTTAAACATTATTCTCCATCGTAAAGGATTGGATTGACCTATTTCATTGTAACAGTTTTTGTGTGTTATACTTAGTTTAAACATAATTCACCATTTTGTCAAGATATTTTTGAATGTTAGAACCTTGAATGCCAGGGGCTGAGTTGATTTCGATTACAAACAGTTCGTCTTTGAGCTTATTGTAACCAATGTCAACACCACGAAAATCGGAAGGAGACACACGAGCAGCATGAATAGCCAAATCCCGTAAACCAACAGGTTCGTCCACCACGGCTTGCACAAAGACATAACCGTTTGCAAGATTCCTAATTTTGGTATCTCGTTCACCATTAAACTCCTTACGACGTTTTTTTTCTACAACACTTACAACTTGATTTTTAAACACATGAACACGAAACTCTCGTTTCTTTTTCTTGTACTTAGTGTACACAGGACACAACAACATGTCTTCAGGTTTTTCAATGACAACAATACCCTTGCCACATGAGGCATTCAGATACTTACGACCAAACACTACAGCACCTTCATTGCACCATTCTAGTGCTTCATGTATGTCCGTTGTAAATTCTAATGAAGGAATGTTATTGTCTTTGAGCCACTGGTATTGTACCAGTTTGTTAACACTTTGTCCATACTTGAATTGTGGACGGAAGTGATTTAGTTTAGTTGTACGAAAAATCTTGCGACCTACCATTGTTGATAGACCACGAGCAATTTTACGCAGACTAATGCTTGTTAAGCCTTTGTCAGTGCAAAGAATGGAATTCAATTTCTTCTTCATCTAATTTCTTTCTGATGTATTCAGCATCAATTACAGGTAGGGGAGAATTTTTCCTATACGATACAGGTAATGGGGAAGCATTCTGGAGTTTAATATGTATTCGTTTGGTTGTCGAATCATACGACATATCTACTATTTTACCATACCAAAGCCTATCTGTCAAGTCATTTTCACGTAGATATAGTTCAGTAATATCCACATCAGTCGCTATTATGTGGTCTAAAAACAACGAATCACATACCCCCATAAGTGTTATTTTTGTTTCACCCATTTCAATAGTTTTAGGAAAGTTTGTTTCAACAAAATCCTCACACCAAAATTCAATTCCTTGATGAAGATACTCCTTACGAAATTTCTTAAACCTATTCTTAGATACTCCATCATCAAAAGGCGTCTTCGTAATAAGAGAGGTAATCGTAGGCTGTTGCCCCCCATGAGCTGTATAAGGTTTCATAGGAGGCAAAATCTTTTTTGGTGTAATGAACTCACTTGTCAGAGTCATGTCATCTAAGTTGAATGTCATTAAAGAATGTTCAGCAACAGGCTTAATGTCTAAGTCTGTTGTTAGATAACCATTACGAGACAATATCCAATAGAGCATAGCCGCTTCGCTAGCAAAATACCAAGCATTGTTTGTCTCAACAAAAGCCATTGGACGCTCTCTGTTGCGTAACAACCTAACACAATTAGATCGTTGGTCATACATTGCTACAGCATATGCACCAGTAACCTTACCCAAGGTATCTTCTAATGCATTACGATAATTGGCTGTCTCAAAGGCTTTGGCTAACACCATGGTGAGGGCTTCGCTATCTACCTCGGTGTCTGCTAATAGTTTATGATTGTACAATGTACCGTTATGTACCATAGCAAACTCATTGTTAACAACAAACGGATGTGCTGACTCTGCATCAACCTTACCCATGGTTGCTTTACGATTGTGACCAATGTAGGCACGACCATCACGCCACATTGACTTGGATACAGGAGACTCATCAAACTCAGGGAGAAACTCATACGCACTTGTCGTATCTTTAGAGATATGAAAAGTTGTGTCTTGTTCTACACCTATGATGCCCGTAGAATCATCACCACGCAACACATCAGCATACAACAGTTGAAAGAACGAGTCCTCGATTTGTTTAACGATTCCCGATTTATTTTTGGCTATCACACCAACAATACCACACATAACAGTTCCTTAAATCAAAGAGAATTTTACATCAAGGAGAGAATTCCCAATGATGTTCTTCATTGCGGGTTGCAATGTCATAATCTTAGGGGAGTGACCAAAGATTTTAAACCACCAATCATACAGTTGTACCTCATTGGTTAATGATTGCTCATCTACTCGCTCTGTTTTAGCAAGAGACCATAGATTGTTAAGACAAGTGAGCCATGCTGCCAAATCTTCAAAACTATTAGTACCTTGTAAATGTCTAAACTCTACTGAACCCTGTTTAGCCAACGGTAAGAGATTCAATGCAGTATACTTGTGCCAGTGATTTACCATGCTAGTGATAGCATTACGATAGGTAACTGGTAGGTATGTTTCTGTTAATGGAACACAATGCACATTGGCACGACGATTCTTATCAACCATGAGGAAAAAGAATTCCTCGAATAAAGCATACAACAATACCAATTGCTTGGTTTGGTCAGCGTTCAATGAACGGCAGTTGATGTGTACATGAGTTGATGTACGAGGAGAGAATGCTTCATCTACTTCGTAATGTTCAATCGTTGCGTGTAGATTCTTGAATGATCGTAACAACATCTCTTGTTCTAATGGAGTAGAAATAAATTCTACACCATCATTACGCAAACTACCATCTTCCGTTACACGGAAATTAGGGAAGTCAATTTTACTACGAACAGACTCAATCTCACATTCTATGCCAGCAATAAAGTTGCTAGCAACATCCAACTCGCTATTGCGTAGTTGAAATATGTCATGGATTTTATGCATATACTACCTCATAGTTGCTATCTTCGGTTAACTTACACACTTCGGGATAAAAAATCTTATAACTCATAACAATTCGTTTGTTGTCTTTGTCTACTTGAGCAACAATTGTGTTGTCTAACATGATGGATGCCCGATCAGGAACATATGCAAACCTAGACGACAATGCCACAGAAGCAAATCTGCCTTTGTTTCTAACTGCTGTGATGAAATCAGGGAAATGTTGTTTGGCTACAAAACTTTTAAGAAGTTCAAAATTCAGATCTAAGTTATTATTAGAACCTGCTTTAGTTAGAGCAGTGATTTTTGTGTTGTTTCCTGAGAGACCTCGTTGAAATTGCTTGGCTGGGATGCGTTGCAATAGACAGGCTCGCTTGTTGAACTGGAAGAAACTCTTATTGGGCAGGATGTAGTCTACTTCATACGGATGGTCATCGGAAAGCCACAACTCAAACTCTGTATCGTCTTGGTCAATGCCTCGTACTGAATGTCTGTCTACTGTACGAATGTAGAACAGACGGTCTCCAGTTTCTTTAAATTTGACATAAGTATTCTTGTAATACTTGATTATGTCATCATAGTTGGATGAATGGAATAACATTTAAATTACCTCAAGGTTGTAGTCATTTACCAAATCTTTTGCTACTTGTTTATTGTTATTGTTAATAGCCTCAAGTATACGAGTTTGCTCAACTGACACATCAAACTCACAATCTACTGCTCGTTGGCTATTGTGCCAAGCCCAACGAATAAGTTGCTCATCAAATATCCAAAAGTTGGATAGTGTACGATATTCTACACCATAAGCCTTAGCACGGAAAGCACCTGCTTTGCCATACAATTGCTTACGCATATCACCATTGTCCATCAATACAGAGGGCACACCTAGGAATAAATCCATAGCCTTGATGACATCAACGGGATCTTTTTTAGTTTCCACATGGATGTGACCGCCTGCACTACGCATGAAAGGATGAGGAGGCTCAGGTTTTTTGTTTGTTTCTTTAGTCCATGCATCAAAGTCAGGTTCACAACCGAAAACATGGGCTAACGGATGACGCATTTGTTTCTCAGGGAACACAATGCACGACAACTTAGAGAATGATAGACCTTTGACATATTCTTTGCTCTTTTCCATTACCGCCTGAATATGTTGAACAAACTCATCAGCATCGGATGCTGGAGGGATGCCATACTCTAACGATACATTGTCCTCTTGTAATGTATACCCTTGGGGCATATCAGGAATCTGCAAAGGATTCCATTTGTCTGCGTTGATATATCCAATTGCACTAACTGGATTGCCTTTCTTGTCTTGCAAGAATACTTCGGGGTCGCTGCCTAGTCTCATGGTGTGGTTTCCTCATACAAATAATCTGATACAAGTTCTAAACAAAATGCTACAAACTTGCTATTTGGAGACGCCCATTCGGGATGACCCTGTATAGCCAAGCCTCTAACTTTAGGAAAATATACAATCTCAGGTTCTTTCCACTCTAATAGTTGTATATTTTTCTTAGTTTCTGCTTCATACCTATCGCTCAAATTCTTAGAAGACCACGCTATTAACTCATAGTCTGTGCCTCTAAGATTTAACATCTGATGATGCGACGATGTCACAATAAAATTTTCATCGGTGTTGGTTGTTATGTAATGGTCAACTCCATGTCCTGTGCAATGTTGTATCAAAGAACCACCTGCAAAGGCACATAGAAACTGAGCACCACGACACACACCAATGATAGGTATATTGTTTGCTTTACAATACTTCATAGCCTGCCACTCCCATACATCTCGTTCAGATGGGTTGGCAGGGGCATGGTTGTTAATGTTGTGTTTCTGACTGTAATAGGATGGATGGATGTCTGTACCACCCCATAACAGGAGAGCATCGGCCTTTTTCAGTCCAATGACAGAGGCATCTACGCAATTGCCATACAATTCATCAAAGGGATAGCAACTTGTGCCATTACCCCATGGGCTATATGCTAATATACTCATGAGCAAACATTCATGTGAGTGTTTTTCTTACTAAGATAATTAGTAGTACAGAACACAGTTGTGGAAGGGTCTTTGATTGGAGAAAATGTAACGATCATGGGATTGTCATTCTTGGGCCAAGGTTCTTTACCAAAATCTTTGTATGATTTACAAATATATTGGATGAGACATCCGTCATATTGTTTGTAACCATCCTTGGTTGTTGGATAACAGGTATCACCGACAGCAAGACCAAACTCAGTATAGAGGTTTTTAATAATGCTGTCTCGTCTGCTGTATTCCTGAGAAGTTATACCCAAACTCATTAAGTCTTGCGGAGAATTGTACCATGTCTTTTCTAAGACAGGCACAGGTTGGGGTCGTTTAGATGGAAATGTTAATGAAATCATTCTTCGTGTTCCTCTTCATTTTCCTCTAGTTCATGATGCAAATCATCAAAGTTGAGGTTTAAGTTGTTAAGTGTTTCCTGCAAAGTGGTGTATTTCTTTTTCTCATGTTTAGCAGGGGCATTTAAGATGATGCGTTCTCGCTGTTCCACGCCACCATGATAGACTTTAACTTCTTTTAACTCTAAGGAATGGGGATTGAATTCCTGAATTGTAATGAGCCAATAGCCAATGTCTTTTTTACTGAGCATCATGCGAAAACGCTCAATTATCTCATCAATGAGGGCTTGATCAGGATCAATTTTAGTTGTCCAATGATTTATACTGTTGAAATCATAGGGATCTACTCCTAAATATGCTGTTAATATTTGCATTGCAACACCTTTGGAAAGTCTTTATCCGCAGAATAGCGGAATAAATGCACACGATTGCCTGAATGGGATTTGTTTTTGTACACATCACGCTTACGCACATGGCTATTACGAACTAACAATTTATAGCCAATATTGCCATATCTCAGTTGATAATCGGATAACAAGAAATAGAATTCTTTAGGTGTCCAATCTTTATCGTCGATGGTTTCAACAAACTTAAAGAATTTGTCCACTTTATCAGCAGAGTCTAGTTGTCTAATGCCTGAACTAAAGTCATGCAAAGACAATGACGCACAACTATACATAAGCCATGTTTGCACACGACAGATGTATTGATCGTTGTCTTCTCGTATAGTGCCATTTTTACCTGAACTAGTGTCGTTTTTCTTATCCCATTCTAAGATAAACATTCTGTTTCTCCCTCATCAGTTAACACAACATCCTCACCCGAACCAATATATTTTTTCTCATTTTCCTCCTCAAAGAGTTGTTTACATTCTAAGCACAATGAATATTCATAACAATCAGGGCAAATATTCATTTTTTCCACCATGCCAACGGTGCATTAGATACCGCATGATTGTTAGCATACAATGAATAAGACACAGGTTTACCCCTTAAACGACTGCGTTTAACGATAATTTTAATGAAATGTATCATACCATATTCCCCTTATGTGAACTGTTTACAAAATGCCGAAAACAGGATGCCAATCGGTATAAGTGTCAACCTCAGCCGCAAAAAATGCTTGAGTTGATTGCCAAAATGCTTCGCGAATAAGTGATTTAGTCATAATTGTCCACCTTTGTGTGATGAGTTGAGTCCCTTTAGTAGTGTCATGTCGGTAACTAAAATGTAGTTACTCTTGGGCATAGGCACTATTGTGTGTTTAACAAGTTTAGATGCTTTTTCGCCACACGATAGACATACCATAAACCCAAGGGCTATACGCTTAGGATTGACCTCGTTAACGCAAGAGAGTGTTTTACATAGGTGCATGGGCAGTTGATAGACCTTGATGATAGACCTTTTGCTTATGCTCAAGGTTTTTCTTAGAGTCTAAGGTTTTACAAAAAACAAGCAACAAAAAAAACCTGATAAAAATCAGGCAACAAAAAAAGCCCGCATATAGCGGGCTTAATAATGTAATACTTTTGTTTTAAACTAAAGTGTCTTCAAATTCTATTTCAATATTGTGATGTTCTAGCATCATAATGGCAAATGTTGTATCGTCAATTTGCCCGTTTTCGTGCATAGCATCTAATGATTCTATACTCGGTTTTTGTATAGCATTATTGGCTATTGTCGCAACACCATTGGTTTGATGCAACATTGTGAGTGTTTCCAATGTTTCACGATAAAGCCCCTCATAAGTATTAAGCATTGATTTCAATGCACTAATAGCCGTAGGGTAATCACCTAGGTCGGTTTTCTCGGTTCGATTTTCAATATCAATAGATAATGATACGAGTTTTCCCGCTATACCTTCGGATTCTTTAGGGGTTTCCAATGCTTTAGCATTTGCCAACAATTTATCAATACTTGCAATAGTTAACAATTTATTATTGTGTGTTGGTAATTTGCCACAATGAGCAAAATAAGCCACTACCCTAGATTTTGCATTAGCATAACCGCCACCATCCCGTAACCCCGAAGCAAAATTTTGCCATAAAGATTCTATTGTTGCTGGTTTGTTTCCTTTATCTACTAGGGGTTGCACAAACAAGGGTTTTAAATACTCGGTTTCTAAGTCTCTTATTGCTTGTTTCAATTCTTTAGGGATTGTCTCATTTATAGGGGTTTGCCCTTTGTATCCATCTAATCTAGGATTGTCGAGGATGCGTGATAACAATGCGACTGAGGCGTTTGAAACACTTGATCTATGCTTAATCTCATTGTTAACAATGCGAATGGCATCATTATCAACAAGATTATCGCCTAGAGTTTCAACAATGGCTTTGTTTGTTTTCGGGTTTACAAAAGTGATTTTATCATCCGAAAACGATACATTTAAGATTTGTGACATTTTACTTTTCCTTAGATTCTAAGATTTTGAATTGTTCCAGTATTTTAGGCATGAGTTTGCCCATAAGTATTGAAACCCACAATGTAGTACATTTGTACTAAAAAAGAACATTGTTGTTTTTAAGCAACATCACCAACATGATAATCGGGACAATAATACTATGCACGCATCATGCCAACCCACTTTTTGTAACCTAAAAGGTTTATTTTTACACCTATTTGTAACCTTTTTGCCTTACAAAAAACTCAAATGTGTACTTTTGTTTCCAATAATATTGCACCTTTTTAGTGCATAGTGTCTACTAACATCCCCTTATTGGTGCATAAATCCCTTTATTGGTGCATCATAGCACCATAATGGTGCAAATTGTGTGACAGATAATACTTTGGTATTACAACTAGGGACTTACCCTTACTACCTTTGTTTTCAAAAACAAACATGATGTACTGAAAAAGTATTACATTACAGGGGTTTATAGGATAAATGAATACTTTTGTTTTCAAACTGGTTTATATGGTGTTGCTTTGGATATGGGGTGTCGCATAGGTGACAACTAGGGGTTGCATTGGGTGAGTTTACATGGTAAAAGACGACATTTCATATAATGAAAACCAATTTCATATTGTGAAACGGGTGTATATAAGTGCTTGATTATATTTGAAACTTATAATTTCAAACCAAAGACCCTCATTGTCCTTATTATTTAAGACAGGGGGGGGGAAAACTTGGGGAAATGAATTTTGACGTAATACAGTTTACTACGCTGCATATATTTTTTGAAATAGGAGACGTTATTATGGGGAATGATTTAAACGAGTTTTAAGCTGTTTTTTATAGGGATGGCTACCTTGGTATTACCCACAGTAAAATATCTCCTTGTAGGCCCGTTTAAGGGCCTTCATGGGGCTCGGACGTGTTTGTGGAACAAACTCTCCTCCTTTGTCGGCCTCGCTTACGCTCTTTTGAACAAGAGGATGTTACGAACATTCGTAAATGTTACGAACATTCTGTTCGTTTGTACGTAAATATATTTATAATAATATATAATATAATAATAATATAATATATATAATAATATATATATATAATATATATAATATATATAATATATATTTATTTTAACATACATTTCTTGTTTTGTCAATATGTCTGTTTAAAATATATTTAATATAATGCTTGACTTTTGTTTAAATATATGTTATAATATAGTTATAGGCACACAAAAAGTGTGTGCTGTTAAAAGCATCCTGTAAGGAATATTCATGCTATCAGACAATCCTAAAAGTAAGGAACTCAATCCCAAACGACGTTCTGTCGATGCTCCTACCAACATTCGCTGGAGTGACAAGCAAAAGCTAGAAGCAGTGCAAAGCTATCTCTTGCTTGGAAATTTAGCTTTAACCAGCCGCATCCTGTCAATTCCTGAAATAACCTTACGTGTGTGGAAAGCTTCAGAATGGTGGAGAGTGGCAGTTGAAGAAGTTAAAATGCAGGAAAACATGGAAATGTCTTCCCGTTTAAAAAAAATAGTTGATGCCAGCCTTGGGGCTGTGGAAGACAGGCTTGCTAATGGAGATTGGGTGTATGACCAAAAATCTGGTGAAATGCGCCGTAAACATGTCAATTTAAAAGATGCTCATAAAGTTGCTGTTGACCTCATGGACAAAAAAGACTTGCTGGAAAAGAAGTCAGGTCCTGTTCAGGCAGAAGAACAAGACGACGAACGTTTGCTTAAGCTGGCTGAAAAGTTTGCCAATTTTGTAACCCAGAAAACCCAAAAGGAAATCTTGCCCGTTGTGGAAGATATTTCTGATGTAGAACCAAAAGAGGAATCAGATGCCATACATGAAGAACGGCAAGCGTGATTATAAACGTGAAAACGCTTTGTACAACTCCAAGCCAGAACAAATTAAAAACAGAACAGAACGTACCACCTTGCGTAGACAAGCCAATGCTGCAGGAATTACCAGTAAGGGTGATGGCAAAGACCTTGACCACATTAAACCCCTATCTAAGGGCGGAGCCAACACAATGGCCAATGCCCGAGTTACTACAGTTGCTGCCAACAGAAGCTTTGCCCGAAACGGGGATGGAAGTTTAAGAAGCCAATTTAGCACCATAGAACGAAAGAAGAAAAAGAAGTGAAACTTACACCAGATGTCATTGCTGGATTTGTAGGAAGTGTTCTTGCTTCTCGTTTTGACGGACAAGCCGTAACACCTCAGTTTCACAAAGAATGTTGGGAACTGTGCTGTTCCCCTGAAAAGTTTGTTGCCATTGCAGCTCCCCGTGGGCATGCCAAATCTACAGCCGTTACCCTTGGGTATGGGCTAGCAACCCTCTTGTTTAGGGAAAGAAAGTTTATGTTGCTTGTGTCTGACACAGAAGCACAAGCAAGTTTGTTTTTAGGAACTTTTAAACAAGAATTACAAGACAACCCAGAACTCATTGATTTGTTTGGAATCAAACGCAATGACAAAGGACTTGTAACTTTTATTAAAGATACCGAAACAGACATTATAGTTGATTGTCAGGACGGACACAAATTCAGAATAATTGCCAAGGGAGCGGAACAGAAGCTGCGTGGACTTATTTGGAACGGGTCTCGTCCAGACATCATTATGTGTGACGATATGGAAAACGATGAACTTGTCATGAACAAAGAACGTCGTGAAAAAATGCGTAAATGGTTTAAGGGAGCTTTGCTGCCCTGTCGTAGCGATAGCGGTATTGTCCGCATTGTGGGAACCATTCTTCACGCTGACAGCTTGTTGGAAAGGGTTATGCCCAATCCATCAGACAAACTTACTGTGGTGGAAGGATTGAAAGAATATTCTAAACGCAAGGGAATGTGGAAAACTGTTAAATATCGTGCTCATAATAGTGATTTTACAGAACTCCTCTGGGCTTCTAAAAAGAGTGCTGAAGAGTTTAAGATGCTGTATGAGGAAGCTGTTAAAGACGGCACTACAGACATCTACAGTCAGGAATATTTAAACCAGCCTATTGACGAATCAGTGTCTTTCTTTAAAAAAGGCGACTTCCTAAACATCTCAGAAGAAGATCGTAAAACTAGGCTCAACTACTATATCACTGCTGACTTGGCTATTTCAGAAAGCGAAAAGGCTGACTTTTCTGTTTTTGTTATAGCTGGAGTAGATGAGGAAAAACGTATACACGTTAAGAATGTCATCAGAGAACGTATGGACGGTAAGGAAATTGTGGACACGTTCCTAGCCTTACAAAAGCTGTACAATCCTGTAGCCATGGGTGTAGAGGACATGCAAATCTCTAAAGCCATTGGTCCTTTCTTACGTGAAGAAATGATTAAAAATAACACTTTTATTTCTTTGTTGCCCCTTAAACACGGGGGTAAAGATAAACCCACCAGGGCACGTAGCATTCAAGCTAGGTTGCGAGCACATGGGTTGAAGTTTGATAAGCATGGAGATTGGTATCCCAACTTTGAAAACGAGTGTCTGCAGTTTCCTAGAGGTAAGCATGATGACCAGGTAGATGCTTTTGCTTATCTTGGACTTATGCTTGACACCCTTATTGAAGCTCCTACTAACGAAGAAGCAGAAGAAGAACACTATTTGGAAGAACTTGAAGCTTCCGATTTAAACAACCAAGGCCGCAATGAACTCACTGGATACTAACATGGATGAACAACAACAGCCTTTGGCAGCTATGCTGGAGAGTGTAAACATTGCTGAATCCCTTGATGAGCAGCAATTACGTAAAATTGGTACGGATGCTTTCAAAGGATATGAGCTTGATCATGATTCCCGCAAAGATTGGGAAAGAAACATTGATGACTGGACCAAGCTTGCTAAACAAACTCTTGAACCTAAAACCTATCCTTGGCCTCGTGCATCAAATATTAAATACCCTTTGCTGTCTACTGCTGCTATGCAATTTGCAGCACGTGCCTACCCCTCTTTAGTTCCTTCTAATGGCAAACTGGTTAACGCCAAGCCCATTGGAAAAGATCCTGATGGGGCTAAAAGCAAAGTAGCAGAAGCTGTATCCACATACATGTCTTACCAACTCCTTGAAGAAATGGACAGTTGGGAAGAAGAAATGGATAAACTGCTTATTATGTTGCCAGTTGTAGGTACAATGTTTAAGAAAACTTATTGGGATCCTCTTAAGGAAGCCAATTGTTCTCACCTTGTAATGCCTAAAAACTTAATTGTCAACTATTGGGCACGTAGTTTAAAAGACGCAGAACGAATTTCAGAAGTTTTAGAGGTTTCACCTCGTAAAGCTAAAGAGCGCCAGCAATCTGGTTTGTGGTTGGACATCGAACTGGGTCGTCCTACTATGCCAGAAGGCAATATGAATGCTCCAGTGGTGGATGACACCACTCCTTACACAGTAATTGAACAACATACTTTTTTAGATTTGGATGATGACGGGTACAAAGAACCTTACATTGTTACTTTTCATAAAGAAAGTAAAAAAGTTGTCCGCATCGTAGCCCGTTTTGATGAAACAACCGTCAAAATGAATGATAAAGGTGAAATTCAAAAGATTGATCCTATTCAATACTACACCAAGTTTGGTTTTATTCCCAATCCTGACGGTGGTTTTTACGATATAGGCTTTGGTGTCCTTTTAGGCCCATTAAATGAAAGCGTTAACACCTTAATTAACCAACTTCTTGATGCTGGACACTTAGCCACGTTACAGGCAGGATTCTTAGGTAAGGGTTTACGCATTAAAATGGGCGATACCAAGTTTTTACCAGGGGAATGGAAAGCAGTTAACAGCACTGGCGACGACTTAAAGAAACAAATTGTACCTCTTCCCACAAAAGAACCAAGTGGAGTGCTATTCCAACTTATGGGCAGCCTCATTACTTCGGGTAAAGAACTGGCTTCAGTAGCTGAGATCTTTGTTGGTAAAATGCCAGGACAAAACACTCCCGCTACTACTACAATGGCTACCATTGAACAGGGTATGAAGGTGTTTACGGCAGTTTACAAACGTCTCTACCGTTCTCTTACAGAAGAATTTAAGAAACTTGCACGACTTAATAACCTTTATCTCAATCCTCAAACATATGTAGATATTGTAGATATGGAAATTGGTCCAAATGACTTTGACATTACTACTCACAACATTACTCCTGCAGCTGATCCTACAGCAGTGTCTCAAACAGAGAAATTGCTCAAAGCCCAAGGTTTAATGGAACTTCTTCCAACAGGTATTCTTGACCCCGTTAAGGTTGTACAACGTATTTTAGATGCTCAAGAACAACCCAATTGGCAAGAACTGTTAAATGCACAAGTACAGCAATCTGGACAAGTGCAACCTCCTCCAGACCCCAAAATGTTAGAAATGCAGATGAAAGGTCAATTGGAGCAACAAAAGATTGGTATGCAAGGACAAGCCTTGCAACATAAAATGGAGCTAGAAGCTCAAGACAAACAAGTTCAACTTGCCATGAAACAGCAGGAGCATGCTCAAGCCATGCAACATGCATCGGACATGGCAAACATTCAGGCTGCAGAAGCCCTTCATAAACAGAGAGTATTTTCGGCAACAGAACAAGCCGCTTTTATTCAAAAGTTAATGCATCAAGACGCTCAACATGGCGTTAAGATGCAGCAGATGAAAGATTCCGCAGCTCAAAAGGCTAAGTAGCCATCAACAGGAGCTAAGAAATAGTGAACAAAGCAGATTTTATAGACTGGAAAAGACACCCTGTAACTCAGGTAATTTTTGGTCAATTAAGTAGACGAGTAAACGATTTACAAGAAATGTTAGGCGAATCGGCAGGAGCAGACCCCCGCCAAGATGCTACATTTGTAGGTGCAATTAAAGCTTACAAAGACATGCTTACAATTGATTATTTTGATGAAGAGGAAACTCAATGATTATTCCAACACTTCATAGAATTCTTGTCAAAGCAGACAAGTTAGAAGAAACAGACAAAACATACGTTAGAGCTAAGCAAATGGGGCTTGAACTACCAGAAATGGCAGACAAATCTCGTGCACAAGCAGGCGTGGATAAAGGAGTTGTAATATCTATTGGCCCAACGGCATTTAGAGATTTTAATTCACCTTCTCCCATTGAAGTAGGGGATTACATTGCTTATGCCAGGTTTGCTGGTAAACAAGTAACTGACCCATACACTAATGATGAGTTCGTAGCTTTAAACGATGAAGATATTGTTTGTATTTTTAGACAAGAATAAGGAGGCCCTAGATGGCTGAAGAAAATATTGCAGTAGCAACAGAAACTACTGCTCCCGCACCCGAACTTTCCCCCACAGAGCAAAAAGCTATGGAGGCTGGTTGGGTTCCCCAAGATCAATGGGAAGGTGATCCTGATCAATGGAGACCTGCAAAAGAGTTTGTCGATAGAGGCGAACTATTTAAAAAAATTGAAGATCAAAACCGCACAATTAAAGAATTTAAACGTGCTTTGGATGATCTTAAGGGACACCATGCTAAAACCCGTGAAACAGAGTATGCACGAGCTTTGCAAGTATTAAAATCCCAAAAGAAAACTGCCCTTGAAGAAGGGGATGCAGATAGCGTCATTAAACTTGACGATCAAATTGATTTAGTAAAAGAACAACAAACATTACTTAAACAACGTAATGATATAGTTCAAGAACCAACAATAGATCCAGAATTTACTGCCTGGGTTGATAAAAACAAATGGTATGATACCAATCAACCTATGAGGGCGTATGCTGATGCTTTAGGCCGAGACTTGGCCTTTAAAGGATTGACACCGTCTGCTGTTCTACAAGAAGTAGAAAAAAATGTTAAACTAGAATTTCCAAATAAATTCACAAATCCCAATCGCAATAAGCCTGGATCTGTAGAAGGAAGTTCTAATAAAGGTGGAAAAGGAGATTCCTCTGTCTCCCTTTCCGAGGAAGAGCGTCGAGTGATGCAGCGTTTTGTTCGTACTGGTGTAATGTCTGAAACAGAATACATCAAAGAACTTAACCGAATTAAAGGAGCTTGAAATGAGTAATATTAAAGAAGCTATTGCGAAAGCACCGAGTGGTCGTACGCAGCGTGTTCCTGTTGGAACACGAAATGTTTTAACTGTAATGGGAAAAGACCCCAATTACGAATATAGAATTATTAATGACTCTGGAGACAGGGTGCAGGAATTTATGGATGCTGGTTATGAGCTAGTAGAAAAAGATTCCGTGAGGGTGGGAGATAAACGGGTAAATTCTGCTACGGCAGAAGGAACTGTTGCTCAACTTTCCGTTGGACAAGGGCAAAAAGGGTACGTTGTACGTATCAAAAAAGAATGGTATGATGAAGATCAAGCCAAAAAACAACGCCGTGTCAATGAACTGGAAAGTGCCACCAAAGCAAAAGCTCTTGATGGTACTTATGGTAAGCTCGAACTTTCTCGAGACTAACTGAAATTAAGTGCCGTTAGGAAATGTCTATTTTATTAATGGAGAATTGCTAATGGCAAGTGTATCTCGTATTAACGGGTTTCGTCCTGTTAAAACCATTACTGGCTCACCTTATTCTGGTCAAGCCAATATGTATTTCATTCCAGCCTCTGACTCTACTGTAGTCATGGTTGGCGATGCTGTTAAACTCTTGGGCGACGCTCGTGCCGCTACAGGTGTTCCTACAGTAACTCGAAGCGGCGCTACCGATATTCCAATTGGTATCGTTGTTGGTATTGTATTCACAGGCGTGGGTGATTTAACTAACACTCCTCCTGTTAACGACTTAAACACTCCTGTGTATCGTCGCGCTTCTACTGACCGTTACGTCATGGTTGCTGATGATCCAAACATAGTGTATGAAGTTCAGTATGCAGGTACTTCTGTATCTGCTGCCACTATTACAGCTAACGTAGGACAAAACGGACAATTTACTACGACTGCTGGTAACACTACATCAGGCTCATCTGGTATGCAATTGGATAGCTCTGGTTTGGCAACAACTGCTACTCTTCCTTTGAAGATTGTTGGCTTCCCCAATCGTCCTGACAATATCCCTGGCGACGTATACTTTAGTTATTATGTAAAACTCAACAGTTCTACTATGGCTACAGGTACTGGCTCAGCAGGCGTTTAATCTTAAGGAAAGGTAGAATATGTCTATTATTAATAGTGGTTCATTTGCCAAGGCCTTATGGCCTGGTGTAAATGCATGGTACGGTAAAGCTTATGGCGAATATGATACAGAATATGATCAATTGTTCGACAAATTTACTTCAGCAAAAGCTTTTGAAGAAGATGTTGGTATCTCTTCTTTTGGTTTAGCAGTTCAAAAGAGCGAGGGTGCGCCCATCTCTTATGACAGCGAACGTCAAGCTTTCATTACACGTTATCAACACGCTGTATTTGCGTTGGGTTTCATCATCACTCGTGAAATGATGGAAGACGACCAGTATGATGTAGTTGGTCAACGTAAAGCCCAAGGTTTGGCATTCTCTATGCGCCAAACTAAGGAAGTTATTGCAGCTAACGTGTACAACCGTGCGTTTAACGCATCGTACACTGGTGGTGACGGTAAAGAATTGCTTAGCAATGCCCACGTCAACATCAAAGGTGGTACATGGTCAAACATTATTGCTACAGCATCTGACTTGTCAGAAGCAGCCATTGAGCAAGCTTGTATTGATATTGCTGGTTTCACTAATGATGCTGGTTTACTCATTGCAGTAAAACCTGAAACATTGGTTATTCCACGTCAATTGATTTTTGAAGCAAAGCGTATTTTGGGTAGCGATGGTCGTGTTGGCACAGACAACAATGACATCAACGCAATCAAAACTATGGGTTTGATTCCTCAAGTAGTAGTAAACCATTACTTGACAGACACAGATGCATGGTTTATCCGTACCAATGTGCCTCATGGAATGAAGTACTTTGAGCGTCGTGCTGATCAGTTTGACATGGACAACGACTGGGACACTGAGAACGCTAAGTTCAAAGCCACTGCTCGTTATTCTTTCGGCTGGACAGATCCCCGTGGTTTGTACGGTTCTGCAGGCGCTTAATAACCCTAAAGGGGAGTAGCAATATTCCTCTTTCTTTTTAAAAGGAAATTATATGGGTTTAAAAGCAGTCGACATCACCCCAGTCTCTACGACAGGACCAACAACTAATATTCCAGCATCAAAAGATGTGATAACTAAAACTTTTACTGTAAGTCGCACGGAAACGTCTTCTACATTAAAAGCTGTGTTACCCGCTGATGCTTCTATATTAACTGTTGTAAAATCTGTTGGTACAAATTCAGATGCAGCCACAACTGCAACTGTTACCATTGTTGCTTCTAACAATTCAGGAGCAATTTCAACAGGAACGGCATATGACGTAAAAACAGCAGGCACAACTGCTGCTATTGTTCAAATGCCTAATTTGCCTAATCTTGAGCCTTTACCTTTATTGGGCGATATTAAGATTTCAGCAACCTACGCTGAAACAGGCACTGCCTCTACAACAGGTGGTCCATGGTATTTTACCGTTACATACGTACGTTAAATTGAAAAGGGGTTCTTCGGAATCCCTTTTTTTAATAAGGAAACAAAAATGGCATCCACTTCATCAGCAAATACTGGCGTATTAAACGCAAGTGCTTTAACTTTTACTGGCCGCAACCGTATTAATGCCGTATCTCTTTTTGGAGATGGTACTAATGCAGCTACATTAAATATATATGATAACACATCAGCTGCTGGTAAAATTGCAGTTAAAGTTCAAGTAAAAGCTGCAGATTATCAAAACCATGTAATTTTTACACAACCTGTATACATGGAAAACGGAATTTATAATAGTTTGACAGGCACTGGCGCAAACTTTATTGTGTATTACGGTGCTTAACAAATGAAAATAGCTGGTAAATTTGTTGGTGTATTGTTTTTAAGTAGAACAGTTGCACATCAACTTCATTTAAAAACAACAAGCTATGCCGAACATAAAGCTTTACAAGAGTTTTATGAGGGTATAGTGGAACTTGCTGACGGCTTTGCTGAGCAATATCAGGGAGCTTATGCAAAGCTTTTAGATATTCCTTTTTTAGCTGCAAAAGAATTAACAGAACCTGTTAAGTATTTTGAAGAAACTTTAAAATGGATTGAGGACAATCGTTACGATGTATGCGAAAAATCAGAAACAGCGTTGCAAAACGCTATTGATGAAGTTGTTGCATTGTTCCAATCTACTCTTTATAAACTTCGTTTTTTAAAGTAATACATGAAAAACCATCTAATTTTAGGTAACTGGAATGCGTTGTGCGACAGTTGTGGAAGAAAATTTAAAGCCTTAGACCTAAAACAAAGATGGGATGGTTTAATGGTTTGCAAGGAAGATTGGGAGATGCGTCATCCTTCTGATTTTCTTAGAGTGCAAAAAGAAAAAATAGCAGTTGCATTTTCCCGTCCGTATCCAGCAACGGACACCTTTGTGCCTGATCCAATGAATCCTGTAAACGACGAAACAGATTTAACTTGGAACGGTTCTGGAATGAATTTTGTAGGAATTAATTAATGGCTCTTCTCTTTGCAAACAATGCTAAAAGCTTATTAGCTGCAGCTATTGGTGCTTTAGACACCACTCTAACCGTTACCCTTGGAACAGAAACATTGTTTCCTTCTCCAACTGGTATGGATTATTTTTATGTAACACTTGAAGATTCTACAAAAACTATTCGAGAAATTGTCAAGTGTACTTCACGTAGTAGCAATACATTAACAATTGTTCGAGCACAAGACGGAACATCTGCTACTATTTGGGCTTTAGGCTCTACCGTAGAAATGCGGATAAACAAAGCCACATTAAGTGATTCTGTCACTGGTGCGGCTGCTTCAGCAGCAGCTGCTAGTACTTCGGCTTCTGCTGCAGCTTCTAGCGCAACTTCTGCTTCTACTAGTGCTTCTACAGCAACTACACAAGCTGGTATAGCAACAACACAAGCGTCTAATGCTTCTGCAAGTGCTGCAGCAGCAGCAGCTTCCGCTGCTTCAACGCTTTTTAGAACATCTACCACAGGATCATTAATCACTCCTACTGGTACAACAGCACAGAGAGATGTTTCTGCTCTTGCTGGTTATTTTAGATTTAACAGCACAAACACTCAATTTGAAGGCTATAATGGGACAACATGGTCTGGAGTTGGTGGTGCTAGTGGTGGTGGTGGTAATCCAATTATGTACGAAAACGACATTACGATTAGCGTGGATTACACCATTACGACAAACAAAAATGCCATGAGCGCAGGCCCATTGACGCTTAATTCGGGAATAACTGTAACCGTTCCAAGTGGTAGCACTTGGGTGGTTCTATAAGGAGTATGTATGGGAGTTAAACTCGTCTCAGCAAGTGCAGGGTCTGTCGAGATTGTTGCACCTACAACTGCGTCAAACTTTACCGCTACGATGCCTGCCGTTACGGGTAATGTTGTAATTGATTCAGCAACACAGACGTTAACAAATAAAAGCATTGTTGCAACTCAGTTAACAGGTATTGTGGCGGTTGCAAACGGCGGTACTGGGGCAACATCAGTATCAGGGACGTATACCCCGACACTAACGGGGGTTACAAATATTCAAGCACTAACTGCATTTGTATGCCAATATGTGCAACTTGGAGATGTTGTTACTGTTTCTGGCCAAATAAATCTTGACCCAACTTCAACGGGTGACACCGCTTTTGGTATTTCTTTACCTGTTGCATCTAATTTTGCGTCAAGAACACAATGCGGTGGTATTTTAACAACTGGCGAATCTGTTGGTGGCCCAATGTCTGCTTTTGGTATTTATGCAGACGCAACAAACGATAGAGCCGCCGTTTACGGAAATGTTTTATTTACTGCAAACACAGCAACTTCATTTATCTTTAGTTATAAGGTAATTTAATATGTACAAACTAACAAATTCAACAAGTATTCTTCGCATAGAAGATTTTGCATTTATACCTCAAGACCCACAAAATCCAGACTACAAAGTTTATCTTCAATGGCTTTCAAAAGGAAACACGCCGCAATCTGCTAATCCAGTTTCAACACCAACTTACCAAGAACTCCGCAAAGCCGCATACCCATCAATTCCTGACCAACTTGATTTGCTGTACCACGGTGGCATGGACGCATGGAAAGCCGCAATTACGGCAGTTAAAGAGGAGTTTCCAAAATGAGTGTATCAATCAACGGCACAACGGGTTTAGTATTTAACGATGCGTCAACGCAAGCAACTGCCGCAACAGGCTTTGGGTTCAAGAACCGCATTATTAATGGTGCTCAAGTTATTAACCAGCGAGGCGCAACAGTAACAACGGCGTCAACCTATGTTACAGACCGCTGGCAAGTTGACAACCTCACCACATCTGGTGCTGTTTCGTTTGCTCAAAATTCGACTGCGCCTGCGGGTTTTACAAATTCATTAAAAATTACTGTAACAACAGCCGATGCCGCTGTTGCAGCCTCAGACATTGTGGAATTTAGGCATTGGATTGAAGGATACAACACGGCTGACTTTAGCTTTGGTAGCGCTAGCGCTGGAACTTTTACGGTTTCGTTTTGGGTAAATTCTAGTGTTACGGGAACTTATGGAGTTTCATTTAGAAATTCTGCCTCTGATCGCATTTATGTTTCAACATACACAGTAAATGCTGCAAACACTTGGGAACAAAAAACAATTACTGTTGCGGGTGACACAACAGGCACATGGTTAACAGACAATGGTCGTGGTTTGGGCATTGCATTTTGCGTAATGGGCGGTTCAAATTTTCAAGGAACGGCTGGTGCTTGGGGCGCTACAAACAACCGCACTACTAGCGCACAAGCAAACTTGCTTGCCACCATAAGCAACACCTTCTACATCACAGGCGTTCAACTAGAAAAAGGCAGTACCGCAACATCGTTTGATTACAGGCCTTATGGTACTGAGTTAGCTTTGTGTCAGCGATATCTGCCAGCTTTTGTTTCTTCATCTACAACTTCAACTTTACCCTTTGTTGGAGCAGGTGCGACTACAACTGCACAGTCTGGTATATTTAAATTTGATGTTCAAGCACGTGTTTCTCCGACAGGAGTTACTGTTTCATCTGCCTCACACTTTACAAGTAGCCGACCATCGACAGGAGTTATTGTTGCAACAGCAGTAGCTTTTGCAGCAGCATCTACTGAGGCTTGTCAAATTCAAATAAGCGCAGCTTCTGGTTTAGCGGCTGATGCGCCCTATTTACTTTACGCAAACTCTGCTTCTGGAGTAATGCTTTTTACAGGATGCGAATTATGAACGAGCCAACTTGGAAACTTTATGTCCGCATTGGTCAGACTGAGGCTGATGCAGTAACACGCACATGGCCTGACGGTCGTCAAGAATCTTGCCTTGTAACGGCTGAAGCATACCTAGCGTGGCTTGCAGAAGGCAACACACCAGAGGAGAACGTATGACTATCACGCTAAATGGCACAACGGGAATTAACACCCCAGGCGTTGTTAACACGGCGGCAGGGACTGTTGCCACAACATTGTCGGTCACGGGTGTATCTACACTAACAGGTGGCTTTACTGTGGGTGCAACTGCCGCCCCTGCGTTTAGTGTTTATAAATCAGGCACAGGTAATACTGGTTTTTCTTTATCGACGTATACAAAAATATTAATGGATACAGAAACTTTTGATACAAATAGTAATTTTGATAGCACAACAAATTATAGATTTACACCAACAGTAGCAGGATATTATCAAATACAAATTGTAGTAGCTTCAACTTGGAATACAACGCAATGGACTGCTTTTCAACCACTAATATATAAAAATGGTAGCTCATACAAAACAGGCGGTATTTCTACTGGAAATACAGTTTATGGGTCAATATCGGTAACAGATTTAATATCTATGAATGGAACAACTGACTACATAGAATTTTATGTTTATGCTATTGGAGGTTCAGCGCCTGCTTATAATCAAGGTTCAGCCAATACTTTTGCAAGTGGCTTTTTAGCAAGGAGCGCATGATGACTTTATACAACAAAATTAAAGCACTCTATCCTCAACTTGAAGATAAAGAATTCTTGGACACCATTCGTTTGCAAAACGACAGCGATGGAAAAGGCGACTACATAGCCAAATGGGAGCATACGCTACCTAAACCAACAGATGAGCAGTTGGCATGATGCTTGAAGACACTGAAACAAAGCTGGCTGTCAACACGGAAAAAGAAAATGATTCAATTATTACTGAAAGCGCAGGAGTTAAATAATGACAACAATTGATGCAACAGACGCAAAACTGTCAGCACATGAACAAGTTTGTGCAGAACGCTATTCACAAATTAATGCTAGGCTTAAACGAATAGAAAGCATCCTTATGGCTGCTTCTGGAGTTATGATAACTAGTATGGCTGGTATAATTGTTACTTTTTTAATGCATAGGTAATGTATGGACCCCTTTACAATAGCCCTAGGAGCTATAGCTGCTATTAAACAGGGGGTAGCTTTATACAAAGAAGTTAAATCAACAGGAAAAGATGTATCAAACATTGCCATGGAAATATCTGGGGCAATAGGCAATTTCTTCCATGCACAAGAACAAGTTAAAGAAACTGTCGTTAAAGACAAGAAAAATCCTCCTAAAGCTAAATCATTAAGAAAACAAGCTTTAGACAATGTAATGAAAGAAATGGAACTTAAGCGTCAAGCCGCTGAACTCCGTCAGTTTCTTATATATGAAGCTGATGAAACTTTTAATACAATGTGGAGAAACTTTGAAATAGAGTTGGCAAAACTTACAAAACAGCAACAACTAGAAGAATATAAAGGAAAGTTAAAAGCTGTAGAAAGACAGCAACTCTGGTATAAATGGGAACTTAGGGTTGTAGCAATTGTAGCCGTTTTTGTTGTTCTTATCTTCTTTTCTGGTCTTATGTATTATATACATCAAGAAGCACAGGATAGAAAGAAAGATAGGTTTAGCCATGTGGAATTTGAAAAACGTTGGGTTACAGACAAACGTACAAAAGAATGTTGGCTTGAATATCAAAGCACGGGGAATATTCCCAAATACTGTTTAAAGGACATGAGATGATTCCAATTATCGCTTCCCTGTTGGGAACGTTGGCTGAAAATGGTTTAGGACTGTTGTCCAGTGCCATACAAGCTAAAGGCAAACAAGTTGTAGAAGAAAAGCTTGGTGTAAAGATTAGTGACAATCCTAGTCCTGAAGAAGTTGCTAAATTGCGTCAATTGCAATATGACCATGAAGAACGTCTTTTAGAACTTGGCATTGAAAAAGCCAAAATGGAAATGGAAGAGATGAAGGTGTTAGCTAATGCCGCTGCCAACGAGGATAACAACGTCTCAGACCGTTGGAAAGCTGACATGGCTAGTGACTCCTGGCTTTCTAAAAATATACGTCCTATGAGCCTTGTAGCCATTTTCTCGGGCTATTTCCTGTTTGCCATGATGTCTGCTTTTGGACTTAATGCCAATGAAGCTTATGTTAGCTTATTGGGACAATGGGGAATGCTCATTATGGGTGCTTATTTTGGTGGTAGAACAATAGAGAAACTTGCAGAAATGAAAGGTAAAAAATGAGCTTAATGAATGAACAAGCTGAGTTTTTGCTAGACATGTGCAAACTTATTCGCTATGCAACAGATATGGGATTTACTGTAACTGGGGGAGAGCTTGCTCGTACTCCAGAACAACAAGCCATATACGTTAAAACAGGGCGTTCTAAAACGCTAAATTCTATCCATCTAAAAAGATGTGCCATTGACCTGAATTTCTTTATGAGTGGTCAAATTATATGGGACAAAAACATTTTAACTCCTTTGGGAGTTTATTGGGAAAGTTTAAACAGTAAAAATCGTTGGGGCGGAAACTTTAAAAGTTTAGTAGATTGCCCCCATTTTGAACGTAACGTTGGATAATATTTATGAGCACTTCTGGAACAACTACTTGGTCTCTACAAAGAGACGAAATAATTAAAGCGGCTTTACGTAAGTTAGCTGTTTTATCTGGCGGTAGCACCCCAGAAACGTATCAAACAACCAATGCAACAGAAGCCCTTAATGCAATGCTTAAGGGTTTTCAAACAGACGGAATGCCTTTATGGGCAATGAAAAGCTACACCTTTACAACCATTGTAGATCAAGCTCCATACAATATAGGTGTTAGTCAGGCTTTAAACACGGCTATGCCGCTTAGAGTGACTCAAGCTTGGAGGAATGTATCAACCACTTCTGCTAACGTTCCTATGAACGTTTATTCAGATTACAACTACAATGTTCTTCCTTTAAGCATATCTTCAGGCGTTCCTATCAATTTATACTACCAGCCGTTATCAACGTATGGTGTAATCAATTTATGGCCTAAGCCATCGGATGCAACAACATCCATAGTAATTCGCTACCAACGTCCTTTTGAAGACATGGTGGCATCAGCAGACAATGTAGACTTTCCGTCCTATTGGACAGAAGCCATCATTTATGGATTGGCTCAAAGATTATCTCCAGAATATGGATTGCCTTTGCAAGACAGACAACTTCTTGCTGCAGAAGCAAAACAACATCACGACAATGCTTTATCCTTTGGCACAGAAGAAGGTTCTTTATTCCTTCAGCCTGATGTATCTGGGAGACGTTAATGGCATATAGCAAACAACCAGCTTTACAAACATACGAAACAAAACGAATTAACTTCATCTCCAATCCACAACAACGTAGTAGTTCTGCTGATAAAGACTTTCGTCTTGTTAATATGATGACGGAAGCCGTTGTTAGCCCATTAGGAGAGGGTAAAAAATATTATGTCAAGAGTAGGCCAGGTCTATCAACATCATATACCACAGCAAGTGGAGCAGGTAGGGGCATATACTCTTGGGTTATTAGTGGTGTTAGTTATGCAATGACAGTGGTAGGCAATAAAGTTTATTATAACGGCACAGCCGTTCCTTCACTTACATTGGCAGGATCAACAGGACTTTGTGGTTTTACTGAGTTTGTAAGTAGTACAGGAACAGTGAGTTTAATTTTATTAGATGGAACAGACGGGTATGTATTTAGTAATCAATCTACTTACACTAAAATAACTGATGCTGATTTCCCAACACCTCACATTCCTATTCCTATCTTTGTAGATGCTTATTTGTTTATTGCTAAAGCAAATACTCAAGACATTTACAACAGTGATTTAGACAATCCTCTTTTATGGACAGCAGGTAATTTCATTTCTGCTGAAATGTATCCTGATAAAATTGTAGCGTTGTCCAAAAACAACAACTATTTGTATGCTATTGGTTCTAACAGCGTCGAATATTTATACGATGCTGCTAATGCTACAGGAAGTCCTTTAGGACGCCATGACTCAGCTGTTCAACAGTTTGGTACAGTGTCAGCGTCTTCAGTGGTACAAACAGAAAAAGAAGTAGTTTTTATTGGTGAAACGGGTAATGGTGGACACACTGTCTGGACTATTGATGGCTTTAAAGAAAAAGAAATAGGTATTCCCTCAGTAAAACAAGCATTGTTTGCTGAAGGAGCTACATTATCTACTGCTACTGCTTTCTGTATTCGTGTAGCAAATCAAAAACTTTATGTTATTTGTTTAACAGCTAGAACTTTAGTGTATAGCTTTGATACACAAATGTGGAGTGAGTGGCAAAGCGGTAGCACAATATTTACAGGAAGTAAAGGTACAGACGGTCCAAATGGTAGTGCTTATGTCTTAGATAAATCTAACGGTAACGTTTATTTAATGAATGAAACTTTGTTTACAGATGCTGGTACAGCTTTTACATGTTCTATAATTTCTGCTAAACTTGATTTTGACAGCATGAACAGAAAGTTTATGAACAGGTTTACTCTTGTAGGTGATGTTCCTGATGATACATTGGTTAACACTGCTGTATCTGTTCAATGGTCAGACGACGATTACAAAACATTTAATACAGCCAGAACATTAACATTTAATGCTGACTTGCCTGCTATATTCCAATTAGGAAGTTTTAGACGACGGGCATTTAAAATTAGTTATTCTCTTCCTTATTTGTTTCGTATAGAAGCTGTGGAAGTGGACATTAACAAGGGAGCTAATTAATATGGCAGGCGGACTACCTCCACCCCCAACAAGGGCGGCATCAGGCGACTTTGCTTGGACTGCTTGGAACAATGAATTGTACAGATTGTTGTCTACTTCTGGTGCTGTTGCATGGGCATTAATAGACAAAGCAGGCAGCTCTATAGCTGACTTACAAAACAAGAATCACAACTTGTTAACAAGTATGCAAGGCGGAACAACAAATGAATATTATCATTTAACTTCTGCCCAATATTCCAGTTTAACTGGTTTAATGAGTTATGGAGCTTTTTCTGATTATACTGATCAAGTGGCAGCTTCTACTACTGTAGCCTATCCAATAACATTTAACACAACAGATTATTCTGGCGGTGTTTCTCTTGTTAGTGGTTCTAGACTTACAGTGGCTACAGCTGGTGTATACAATTTACAATTTAGTGCTCAACTGGCTAATAACAATACAGCAGCAATAAAAGATATTAATATATGGCTTAGAAAAAATGGAACTGATGTAACAGGCACTAATGGTATTGTAGCAATACATAACACACATGGAGGAGTCACTGGACATACTATAGCTGGATGGAACTACTTTATAAGTCTAAGTGCTGCTGATTATGTTGAACTTGTGTGGTGTACAGAACATGTGGACGCATTTATTGATTACTCTGCAGCAGGAACCAGTCCAACAAGACCTTCAACTGCTTCTGTGATAGCAACAATGACTTATGTTCACACGTAAGTATTATTAAATAAAGGAATATATTATGAGTTTGTGGACATCAACACGAAAGGTAAAAAATGAAAATAGTTAATGCACCAAGTATTGCAAAAAAAGGCCGTGATGGTGATACCATACTGGCTCATATTAATTCACAAGAAGCCGAAGTATTAAAACGCATGGGTGGATCTGGCACTATAAATCCACATACAGGTTTGCGTGAATATAAATGGGGACTTCTTGCTAAAGCTCAAAACTCATTGGCCGATTTGGGTATTGGTGGTGGTACAGAAGGTGGTAGTGATAATACGGGTAGTTTGTGGACAGGTATACGAGACAATCTTGAAACTGCAGCAGTATTAGCTGGCAATTATTTTTTGCCTGGATCTGCATTAGTCACTTCAAATTTAACTAGTAAAGGTTCTCAAGAACAATTAAACAGTAGTTTAGGTAGACTTGCTCAGCTTGGTACTGGAGCGGCAGGCGCTTATAATGGCATGAGTTTAGGAGACTTGTTTGGATCAGGATCTAATATGGCTCCTGTTGTAGATGCTGGTACTCAGCTTCCTAATACAGTGGCTATGAGTGGTCCTGGAGCTTACGAATCTAGTGGAATGGTTCTTAATCCTTCTACGGCTGGAGGAATGGCTGGAGCTGCTTCAAATACTGCTAGTTTAATGTCAGGAGCTTCAAATTTTACTCCAAACACTATTTCTAGTGGTTCTAACATAGTTTCAGATTATGGTCCACCATCTGTCAATCCTAATGGCATGAATAATGTAATGGGGTTTCAAGGTGGAATGAATGTAGCAGGATCTCCATATGGTCAATTTGATTTAAGTGCAACAGACTCAAGTTTAGGTGCGGCAGGTAATGCAAATCAAATGTCTTATGCCCCAGGATATGAAGCAGCAACTCCTTATTTAAATAATATGAGTGATGTTAATGCTTTAGAAGGAGCGGGGGTTTCTGGTAATCTTACAGGAGCTGGTGCATATAGTCCTAGTTTTCTTGAACGAATGGGTTATACAGCTAGCGGTTTAGCCTCTAAAGCATGGGACAATCCTGGAACAACTCTTAGTGCTGCTAATTTAGGACTTAATGCTTTGTCTAGTATGTATGATTACAAAGCTAAAAAGAACATTGCTGCTGCTCAAGAACAAAGATACAACGATGTTAATAATCAAATTAATAATATGTATGCCCCAGGCAGTCCAGAATACAATTTGATGGAACAAGCCATGGCTCGTAAAGATGCCTCAGCAGGGCGCAATAGTCAATATGGTGCTCGTGCTGTAGACTTAGCTGCAAGAATTGCTGCAATAAAAGCCCAAAATCTTGCTAGCACATTAGGTCCACAAGCAGCTTTACAAAACAATTATCTTAATAATCAATGGGGTGGTTTGAATAGTTTATTCTACAATTATGGAGTACGAAACCCTAATGTTAATCCCGCTCCAGCAAGAACGTCTTAAAAGGAATTTCTAATGGCATATCCTGGCTTAGAAACATTGTTTCAAAACTTAGGTCCTACTGCAGCTTCTATGTCTGCAGGACAACAATTTGGACAGGCTCAGCTTAATGCTCAAGCTGATAACGATTTTCGTCAACAACAAATTCAAGAAGCGTTGTTAAAAAACAAATTCACTGAAGCAACAATGCCTTATGACATAGATCAAAAAAGGCTTGGAGTTAATAAATTACAAGAAGAACTTCCTGGTGTAACAGCCGATGTTTTAGTTAAACGTCTTACAGCTGAAAACAAATCTGCAACCAATGCTAGTGATATTGCAACTTCTATAGCTAAAAACAATTCTATAGTGTTAGGTGAAAAATTAAAACAATCTGAGTATACGCAAACAATGCTTAATGATTTGATTCCTAGATTACAAGCTACTCCTCCTGCAGCAAGACATAGTGTATTAATGGAATATTCAAAATCTAATAATTTGCCCATGACTCCTGAAGACATGGCTCATTTTCAATCTATGCCTTCAGAACAACTTCCTAAATATTTAGCAGATGCTAGAGATCATGCAATTAAAACTAGTGCTGCGTTTCAAACAGAATTGATGAAACAACTACAGCATTTAGAAGGCATTAAAGAAACAGGTAAAAATCAAACAAATGTTGCTAACATTTATGCTACAAGCAGAGTAAACGCTGTTAATGCTAAAGCCGTTCCTTATATAAATATGTTGTCTAAACTTTCTCCTGATAAACGTTTAGGAGCAGTTCAAGGTATTTTAGTTTCTGGTATGGATCCTGAAACAAACGAACTTCTTACTGAAGAACAACGTAAGATTTATCAAGCAATATACAATCAAGATGTTAACACAATAAATGCATCTAATGCTGCTAAAGATAAAGGAGGCATTGTTCCTCAAACAGGTCCTGATGGCATTACACTTGAAAACAGACCTGCTATTCCGTCAGTTGGTAAACAAACCAATCTTAATCGGAAACCTTTAAGTGATTATTAAGGAAAATTATGGACATCGACGCAGCTCTGAAAGATGGGTATTCTATTGAAGAAATTAATGCTGAAGCAGCTAAACGTGCTGGATTTAATTTAACAGGAGCTAAAGCCGACGGTTATTCTGACGATGAAATTTTACAAGAACTGCGTGGTAGATTGTCTAAAACTACAAAACCTACCAGTGATTTTTCTAATAAAATAGAAGAACAGTATGCTGCTTTACGTCAAGGCGGAGAAAACTGGAACAAAGGTTTACAAGGTGCTGCAGAGACAGGTTTACATTTATTAACAGGTGTTGGTGCAATGGTTGGTGGTATTCCTGTTGGTGCTATTCAAACAGCAAGGGAAGCGCTTGCAGGCAATACTCCTGACTTTGGTAAAGAGTATGCTAATGCTATGCAACGCATGACTTATGAACCTAGCACAGAAACTGGCAAAGAAATGGCTGGCAATGCTGGAGAAATAATCAATCGTTATCTTCTTCCTCTTGCTCCTATGGCTCATATTCCTTCTATTGGAATAAATGAGGCTGTATCAGCTGCAAGATCAAGAATGCCAACAAGACTTCCTCAGAATGTTTTAAATGAAATTCCAAAGCCTGTTTCTAAAATAACAGGAGCATTGGATGAACTTAAATCTTCTGAAGTTCCTCCAGATCCTAATGCTGCCTATTACAAAGCACAAGCAGAAGCTAAACAACAAGCTGCTATAGACGCTCAAACAGCTCAAGGACAACGTCCCATTACTGTTGGTCCTAGTGGTGTAGAAATGCCAGGAATGCAAAGTAGCTTGGAAGCTATGTCATCGTTTGACCGTCAGGTTAGACGAGCTGAGCGTGAGCCTGCTCCTGCTAGTGAAACCCCATTACAAGTTGACCGTCAAGGTCAAGTGTTTTACCCTGAACGTGCTGAAGATGTTGCTTCTACAGAACTTGCTCGTAAGCAAGGAGCAGAAACAACTACAGGACTTCGTAACGAACAAACCAATCAATCATTTCGTGAAGCTGAACAAGCCGATTTGTTTGAACCACAAACTAATATGTACCGAGCATATACTGATGTACGTGCTGCTGAAGGTACAGGGGAACGTCCGCTATCACTTTCTGAATTTAAAACCACTGTTGACAATTTAGCTAAGGAAGAAGGAACACGTTTCCAAAAACCTGAAGATATGTTAGTTGCTTATAAGCAATATCTTGATAGCTTGAATGAAAAACAAGGTGGTTTGTTTGACATTGGTAGTAGACAAGAAGCTTTCCAAAAATCATCAGAAGCTGATAAAGTGCCTGCACAGGCTATGTTTGATCCTGCTGTTATTAAACTTTCTGACAAAGTTTCTAAACAAGAACAGCTTGTTGTTAAAATACAAATGCAATTGGAAGCAGGGAAACCTGTAGCAACTCATTTAACTAGAGCTTTAAACGAATTAAAAAGTTTAGAAAAGCTTGAAGCTGATACTAAAAAGAATGTAGAGCAAAACATGCTCAATCAAATCTTTGGTGGTAAAAACGGAACTACTGAATTACGTTCTGGTTTTACCAAAGAAGATGTTACCGAAGCATGGCGTAAAGTTGGACTTGCTTTTGAAGATGTAAAACGTACTATGAGTTCTGTGGATATCCATAAACAAGACGTTTACACTGAAGTGGCAAAAGATATCCAGATGTACTTGGATACTGGCATGCCTGTCGTGTTGCACTATGCAGGTCAAGAACTTAAAGCAGCAGGCTATCCTGAAAGTGTTACCAATGCTTTTAAGGAAATGACTAAAGCTGCCACTGAGTATGATCGCATTAAGAAGACAGCAGAAATGCCTTTTGAATTGCGTAAGACTTATAATCTGCAACGTCAGGTGTCGGACACTGCAAGACGTTTAAGCGCTGAAGCAGTCGCTGTTTACAATCAAGTCGGTGAAAAGCGTTATAAAGAACTGACTCGTGCTGAAAAGAAACTTGTAAAAGAAGCTTCTGAGAAAGATATGGATGCTTACAGGATCGGTAGCAAAACGGGCCTAACTCCGTCTGAAGTATTTGACCGTGATTGGTCTATGGTTAATTTGGGAGACATTCAACGTTCTGCTGAATTCTTTGATACTGCTGCTAAACAAGCAGCTAAAGAATTCTTAGCTAAATGGAATACTCCTTCCAAAACTCCCTATGGAAATAAAGTTGTAAACTTACACGCAAACTTTGATCCCGATTCTTTTAAGATGGCAGGACTGCGTGCTCAGTTTGGTAAGTCCCCGTTGCTTAATGTTCCAGGTATTGGTGACCGTTTGAAGTCTATTGGCAATGCCATGATTGAGTCTCCACAAGCTGCCATTGACTTGGCTAAGCAGGCTCCCGATGTTTCACAAAATAGTGTTCAAAAAACAATAAACCTTTTAACTAAAGGTGGTTTATATTTAAAAGCTAAGGTTAACAATCCCTTAGTTCATTTTACTGTTGACAAATTTATTGAAGCAGACCGTTTAGCTAAATCAGAAGTTTTTGAAAAACTTCAAGGTCAATACCTCACTGCTTTACGTTCTTTGTCTAAAGAAGAATATCAACACAGCTTTGAATTGCTTAATGCGGCTGACTTAAATAAAAAACAACTTACTCCAGAATTTTTAGCTAAACATGGTTTTTCTGATAATGTTCAGACGTTTATTAAAACACATCAAGAAATGATGAAAGATGTGTTGGATAAAATTAACATTGCTAGAGAAGCCACAGGTAAAAAACCAGTTGCTGCCCGTGATGCCTATTCAGCAATGAATATGTCTGGTGATTTCCGTAAGGTTGTTTATAAAACAGTTGATGGAGAAAAACAAGTAGTTGGAGTTATTGGTGCTAATACAAAAAATGTTGGTAAAAATAGTTTGTCTTCTTTAGAAAAGAAAGTGTTAGAAAAAGATCCTACATTGGAATTTGGTCCAATGCAAGATGTATCTGTGTCTACACGGTCTTTAAAAGGTTCTCCTCACGAAGCATTTATGGATGTTTTAAAGATATTAGGAGATGACAATCCCAACATTAAAGAGTTTTTAAACACTCTTGCTGAAGTTGCTAAAGACGACCCTGCCAATTACATGGGTATGCAAAAACATACTATGCAAAAGAAAGGTGTATGGGGGATGGAAGGACGCAAACCGTGGATGTCTGAAAAAGAGAATGCCACTGCGTTTTTTGAAAACCAAGTTAAATACATCGAAAGTGCATACACTTGGAGTCATTTGGCTGAAGCAGCAAGAGAAGTTAACACTGCTTTAAGAGATAAGGATGTTGTAGGCAAACAAGACAATGCCATTAAAATGTCAGAAGCTTATATGCAGAATGCTTTAGGACTCAATCCTAATAAGTTTGGTGTGTTGGTAGACAAGGCATTTGACACATTGTTTTCTAGTGTGGGTATTGGAAGTTCTATTCCTAGGACAGGTTTACAACTGATGAAAGCAACAGCTAACACAGCGTTACTCAGTTTAAACCACACATTCCTTGCTTTACAATTGATGCAAGTTCCTTCTGTTTTGCCAGGTTTAACTGCCTTGCTTAGGGGTAGGGGTGCAGCAGGTGCTCACACGTGGCTTACACAGGGTTTTGATAGCGCTGCTAAGGCTTCTATGTCTATGGCTAAAGCTGTTATATCTCCTGAAAAGCTTAGTCCGTTTGAGAAAGATGCATTTTCTTACATCAAGAAATACCATGTAGCTGCCTCAGACACCATTGAACATGCCACACAAACCCAAAAAGGTTTGGGCTATTACACTACAAAGATTACACAAACTCCTGCAGCTTTGTTAGAAACAGGTACTCGTACACAAATGTTTTTAACTATAGCACACATGTTAAAAGACAATGGCTATACCAAAGAAACCAACTTGTTCCAACAAGCTGATCGTTTTACAGACTTCGCCATGACCAATTACAGTGCTATGGAAAAGCCTGCTATTTACAATGCCATGGGTCCTATAGGAAGCTTGGCATACAACTTAAAGAGTTTTGGACATAATGAGATGAGCCGTTGGTCAATGTATGCTCGTGAGATAGGTAATACAGGCAATCCTGCCCCTTTACTTACTCAAATGGCTACAACCATAGCCCTTGCTGGAATAATGGGACTTCCCCTCTTTTCACAATGGGAATCCATATATGACTACATTACCAAGAAACTGGGTAAACCACGTTCATTGGCATTAGATGTTATGCAACTGTCTGGACAAGCTAAGTCGGTGTTAGGGGATAACGGAACGTATGCTCTGTCCCATGGAGCACCTTCAATGCTTGGTGTAGACGTGTCTAAACGTCTTGGACTAGGTGATGTAATGCCTAGCAATGCAGCTGACGTAGCCTTCCCAGGAGGCGGTAAAATAGGTCAAATGGTGGGAAGTGGTATTGATTTAGCTGCTCGTCCTAGTGAACAAACTGCTAAAGCTTTTGCTTATAACATGGCTCCTCCAAGTGCTCAAGGCCCATTAGATGTGTCTTGGTATCAAAAAGGAAACTTGGCTTATAGCAAAGACCCTAACAAACTACGTGTTGTAGCAGAACGTACTCCATTAGATACTTCCCTTAAACAATGGGGACTTACTGGTATTAATGAGTCTGTTCAAAAGGAACGTAATTATCGTTTAGATCAGCTTACCAAAGCTTATGCTGAATATCGTACTGCTGCTATGAACGACATGGCACAAGACATTTTCCGTAACAAGCCTATAAATGCTGGCGCTATTGACAAATACTTTAGGATTGGTCAAGGAGATCCACAAACGTTTGAACGTGAGTTGCAACAAACAGCTATTAGTTTAAACATGTCTCCACAACAAGCAGCCATGCTTAGGGAAGCTGCCTCTCAGCGCATTCCTCAATTGAGAGCTTTACAAAGAAGGATGCAATAATGGCTGATTTTAGTTTGCAAGGAATGTGGGATACAGCTAGACAGAATCCTGAGTTTAATTCTTTGGCTGATATGGTTAAAGAAAGGATGCCTGGCTTTTCTGTAAGAGAAGGGCGTCTTGATAATGCAATTGGACAAACTACTACTAGTTTTGGTTCTGATCCTCAAGTGGTTATAGATAGACAACAAATCATAAACACTAGAGATCCTCAAAGCAAGATGAACAACGTTCTTCATCATGAATTAATTCATGCTTTAGATAATGACTTAGCTTTACAGGCTAGGTTTTCTAAGGGAGGTACTCCTGAAGAACAAAGATTTTCAGATGCTTATAGTAAACTAGATCCACGTGCTTTGTTAGAAACAATGGCAGATAGTTTAGCTAAAATAAACCGTCAAAACCCTTCTCTTAAAAGGGCAAATAGGGAAGCCGATGCTTTTAACATGTTAGCTGATGAGGACAGAAGAGGTAATAAATATAGAGGTAGTTCAGGAGAACTTAGAGCTTTTGGTACAGCCAATTCTATACACCCTAAAGGAGCTGACTGGCCTTCCTATGGTTATAGAGGCGATTTAGAGACAATAAGAGGTGTACAGCATCTTGACCCTTCTATAGCAACTGAAACAGCCATCTTAATAGATTTAGCAGAACGTGCAAGGAAAGCACAGGAAGCTAAAAGTAACGAACCTTCTTGGATGAGCAAGCATATTGACGCAATAAAAAATTTATTTTCCAAATGAAAAAAGCCGCCTAGGATGTTAAGTCCTGGCGGCTTTCTTTTTGCCTACATGTTTTCTACATTGTAGTTAATAATTATAGCACGAAGAATACCTAAATGGATGGAAATAAGCCAATGATATTCCTCATCTTCATCCCCTGTTACATGTTCTATACCTAAAGCAAAACCCATGATAAATGAGAATGATAAACCCATCATACTCCACAGCTTCCGCCGTGGCCCGTATATTCACAGACATCCACCTCGTCAAAGATTACGTCTTTGTGCTTGATGGCTTCTTCGTAGGGGATTGAGGTGAGGGGTTGTCCTCCTCTACTACCGTCTGGATAACATGTGAAACCTCTAAGTCGGGGTGCGTATCTTGCAAGCGTTTCAGTAAATGATTGCACTCTCGACTCATTGTTTCCTCGACTTCCCCAAGATGGGAGGTTGATTGTAGAACTAATTGACATGTCAACGTAGTCTTGTATGTCTGCTTGGAATTTGATTCGTTGCTCGTAGTTTTCACTGAGGTCAATGGCGCTTTCGATTTTGGAGGGATCGACTCCATATTCTTGAATAAGGTTTTGAGCTGTTCCGTCAACCACGTATTGGTACTTCCATTTAGTTCCTTCTGTAAGGAATCGTCTTTTATAAGCGACTGCAAACAATGGTTCAATGCCTGTTGTTGTGCCAGCCAAGATTCCAATAGAACCAGTTGGGGCGATCGCCCTGTATGCCACAGGTTTGCTGATGTAAAATCTCTCACAATGTTCATTTGCTGCTCTCTCACTTTCTTCTTTGTAAATTTTTAACCACTTATGTAACTCAGGAGTTACCTCATACGATTGATTGCGTTTGAGTAACCATTCATGGATACCCATAAGGCCCAATCCAAGTCGGCGATTCTTCTCTCTAACTTTGTAAACCTTTTCATAAGGAAGGTCTGCTCTAAGCGTTCCACAGACCAGAAATTTAGAGGCGAGTTCCACCACGCTTTGAAATTCCGCAATAGAACTAATATTTCCCATATTGATCGAACCAAGATTACACACATCAGAATCATCCTCAGAGGTAACCTCAGTACAAGCATTACGAAGAGTTTCATTTTGTTTAGTTCCAAAGTTAAAGCTAAACCCAGGTTCACCCGTCATCAAAGCTTGTTTACAATTCTCAATAAATACAGGATTGTGGGCTAAGCTATAAGTTCCAGCTTCATTAGGATTCATATGAAAAGCTGCGTCGTCATAATTAACAGAGATGTTAGTCATGTCCAACGGAGCTGGCGCATTAAAATCTTTTTCCTTTGCTGCCTTTACGTCAGCTGACCAATCTTTAACATGCAAGAATTTATCAACGTCTTCATGTTTCCAATTGAGACTTGCATAGATTGCACTGCGTCTTGAGCCTCCTTGCATAACGTTGCGTCCAATTTCGTTGATCGCATACATAAGAGGGAGAGGTCCACTTGAAGTGCCACCTGTTCTGCGTAGAGTTTTTCCAGCAGGTCTGAGTCTCGAATAGTCAATTCCAATTCCGCCTCCAGTCATTAAACAAGACATTGCTCTCCATGTAACAGCACTCCATTCTTCTCTCGTATCTTCTTCTGCTCGCAATAAATAACAGTTGTTATACGCTTTATATGGTCGTCCTGCATAGTAGATGTAACGTCCACCAGGAAGAAACTTCATTTCCTTAATATATTCTATAAGCTGTTTACGGTCTTCTGTAGACATAAGGGCCTGAGCAGTGTTCTCTTTAGTGCCACATACATCCTCTACAAGACGTTCTGCAAGCTTGTCCCAAGTGTCTCCAGGACCTTGAGCATATTTATAACGGAAAATGTTTTCCCCAAAGGTGTTTCTAAATCTATTTTTTTCAATCATACTTTTCCAATTTTGACAGGAGGTTTATTGCTACCTCCTTGTAGTTCATTAAGTTTCTTTTGTTTTTCTTGCTCGTCTCGGCAAAGAATGCATTCACCCCTTCGCATCCACTGTCTGTGCTTTCTGCATATATAAGGACTGACTAGTGTCGATATTGGTTGTAGTTTCATCGTATACCTTTATTTCCTTATTAGCTTCTCTTTCTTGCAACTTTCTTTCAAGATATTTCTTTTTGTAATGTTGCTTTTCGACAGGGTCAGAGATGTTGTGCGTCTGCTTCTTCATAACACAGCACGAGCAACCATTGAGTAATTTTCCATAATCTCGTCTTCAAATTTCTCGACAACGTCGGCTATATCTAGTCCAAGCAAGTCTAACAAATCTGTTACGTCAAGGGCATGAATTATTAATTGTTTAAGTTCTTCTTTTTCAACGTCCATTTTCTTCTTTTTTTATTTGTATTTTAATCAATTCAACAAATGCATATTCAAGAAGCATTTCTTTTTCTTTTAAAGACATGTCTAGTTCTAAAGAACAAGAACCATCTTTATTCTCCGTCAGTTTTATTATTTTCACGTTTACTCACTTCTCTGTTAATATACCATAAAGCCTTACGTAAGTCTTCTACAGCATCGTGTTTTAAATCACAGCGCCATATGTACTTTAAAGCGTTCCCCAAATTAAATCCCATGTGTTCTGTTATTTGTATACATTCAACACCTGAAGGATGTTTAGTATAATGGGGAGGACGTTCTACGTAATCAGGCTTCATGTCCCTTATGTCATGTTCATTTATCATATCTTTTATTTAAATAAGAAAGTGATACTGGCATTAAATCAAATTGACCATCACGTACATCATGTAAAACTAAGAAGCCACGCCAATGGTTATTTCCTTGGCTTGACATGTAGTCTTCTTGATGTTCATAACAGCTACCAGCAATAACAGATGTAAGCAAACTACCGTCTGCTTTATATCCTGTTGCTATTTGAAGTCCTTGCTGATGACCTTGGACACATGACATGTGCTTTTTCGAAAGACAAGCTCCAGCAGTAGTAACAGGCCGACCCATAAGGCCAGAAGTGAAGTAATGGGAATAAGCAACACCGTCGATAACAATAACATCAAGGAAAGGTATAACTTCCCAACCATGTTTTTCATATCCCAAATCAGATATTGAAAGAACTCCCTCAAGTTTCGGGTCGTCGTTGACTGCTCTGTTGATTCTGTTTTCATGATTACCTAACGTTAGTACCAGCCTCGGTTTGTACTGCTTTTCTTTATTTCTTTTAGCTTTAGCGTTAAATTCGTATATAGGAGACAAGAAGCAGTCCATAGCCTGCTTGCTTGCTTCAATATCAGCAATGTAACGTCTGCCTTCGAAACTCTTTTTTCCCACATCATAGCTAGAGAGACTCGGCATGTCTGCAAAGTCTCCGATACATACGATTGTATTTGGTTTTTTCTCAACTGCATATGTTCCTATTTTGGTAAGGTATGTAAAATCTATTCCTGGTTTTGCCTGTACATCAGGTAGTACTAAAACTTTTGACATTTGCTATTATAAATCCTACGTTTGCTAATGAATAGGCAAAAAAGCTAACCGCCATGCCCATGTTATGTTGAATGAAGTAGTCGTACGACACTGCTAGATATACAAATCCTACTAATGCTAACAACCAGTTGTTCATTGTTGTAACGGTGTTTCTACGGGGGCAATGGATGACTCTTCTTTTTTAGATGTAAAGGGAATAGCTCCCCATTCTAACAAAGTGTTTAGTCCTACTTTAAGTACAAAGTCAAGTTCACTGGCTTCTAATTCACCCTCAAACTTAACTGTTCCTCGTCCTGTTTCTAATACTTTACTTACTAGCATATTTTTTAGAAATCTCTTTCTCTTTTTGTGTTTTAACTTTGTGACACTCTGTGCACAAGACTTGTAGATTTTTAGTTTCACAAAACATTCTGTCGATATATTCATCCCAACTAATAAACCCTTTCTTAGGGTCAATGACTGGTTTGATGTGATCAACTTGGACATTCTTAGATGTAAACTCGTTCTTACAGGAAGAGCATTTATAATGCTGAGCTATACGTCCTGATGCTTTGTTAACTTTCTTTTCGGTTTTGGCAGCATTTAAACATTCATATTTAGGAGGCCAGCGTCTACTGCCTGCTCGTAATGTGGATGTTATAAAACTACGGTATCTTCCGTCAGTCCATTTACCGCCATTTCTTTCTGTCATGTGGGGAACTTCCAGATTTCGTCTGGTTGTCGTCTAATCCACAGACATATGCCATTTATCTGAAGACGCTGATCATCATTGTAAAGAGAACGAACGAACTGAAACATATCAAGCTCATCATCGTAACTTTCCAACTCAGCCATAACACCTTCAAGTTTTTTGGGGACAGTTTGTCTGGCTTTTCCATCAAAACCAAAAACATTGTCAGCCCGATCGCCCATAATAAGCTGCCAGTAAAAATGACGGATAGCAGGAATAGCAAACTGTTCACGATATATTCCTTGTACAAAGTTATAATGATCACCAGGAATCATCAGCATGTCTTTGTCTATTGAACAAATGACAGTGTCTTGATTACTCATCTGATGGATGCCCATAGCATCATCGGCTTCTTGTCCGTCTTCTACGGAAGCTTTCCAGTCAACAACGATATGTTCTCTAATATCTTGTAACCATCGGGGCCTGACGACATCCTTTCGATTAGCTTTATACTCAGGGTTGTAAGTATACCTGTAGTTGTCACTACCAGTAAGATAAGCAACATATGTTTCAGCTTTTGTATCATCTATAATTCTTTGCATCAACTCTGATGCTCTAAGTATTGCTACTTCTTTGATTTCATTCTCGGAAGCAGCAGCACATCTATAACATACAATGTCTGCGTCTATTAAAGCAGTGGTCATGGTTTCTTTTTGTTACGAGCAGAAATTGCTTTAGCTTTAGACTTAGCGTCTTCCTTAGAAGAAGCTCCCCAAGCTTGCAAAGACAATTTAAGTCTCGTTGGTTTACCGTCTTTTTCTTCAGGTCCAGGCATACCACCCATACGTGCTAGAAAAGAAGCTCGTCTAGGGTTGTCTCCTGTTTTTACAGGAGCTTTTAATGTACCACCTGTCTCTGCTTTATATGAAGCTCGTCCTTTAGCGTTAAGACCGCCTTTAGGATTCTTGCCTTCTTTCTTTTGCCATGCAGCTACCATTATTTGCCTTTCTTAGGTTTTTTTTCGCCTTTGGTTGCATACGCAATTGCAACAGCTTGTTTAACAGGCTTGCCTGCTTTTACTTCTGTCTTAATGTTTTCTTCAAAAGCTTTTTTAGATTTAGATTTATTTAAAGGCATTACTTATACTCCGCTGATATTAAAAAATGATGTAAGAAAGTCGCAAAAACATCAACCTCTTTTTCGTCATGTCCTTCTGCTTCACCCATCATAAATTTGATAGCGTGAACAAGCTCATGACAAAACGTTTGTTGTTTTAGTTCTTGCGGAATATTTTGTTTTAAGGTTATGGTTCTGTTGTCTCTGCTACATAAACCCAACACATTATAGTCAGGTATTTGTAGCACAACCCATTCAGCACCAGCCAATTGAAACGTCTTGGGAATCCTCATTCCAAATTAATCTACTTCAGGGAAATCGTTTTCCATTTGAGCAATGCCCTCTGTGGCAGAACCAAACACATAAGCCTCAAACTGTTTAGCAACAGAAATTACTGTGTCTACAGTAGGAGGAGACTTAGCACCAGCAAGAAGCATGTTGACAGCAGCACTAAGGCTAGATTGACGAACAATGAGTACTTGACGCTGTGCCCGTTCTTCGGGGGTTTCATACGTGCTACGAGGAGAGGCCGTAGTAGCCTTGCTAGCGGTTGTTGCAGGGCTAGCAGCACCTGCTTGAGCCTTAACCATAGATACCCAATCATTGTAACCCTTATCGTTCTTAATAATTTCTACTTCGTATGACTCGCCTGATTGAGCAGTAGCCAATACGCCAAAAGATTTAGCTGTTGCACCGAAAGACATAACCTTCTTACCTTCAACTTTTCCTTGGAAAGAATTGTTTTTGTAAGCAACATCAGCAGTTTGATAAGAGCCTTTGGCTGTAGGTGTTGTTTTAATGTCAACAGATAAAATTGTGATATTCATATTTTCCTTAATAGTTTCTAAACATGGAGTTTTTCAACTCCCCATACTTCTAGTATAACACAGATAACTTCACTTGTCAAGCAAATTTCTGCATATTCTTCATATCAGGTCCAAACTTACTTTCGCAAGCCATTGGTACAGTCCAGGAATAACCAAATACAGAGTTAATCCTACTTGGCAAGTCATCGAAAACGCTAGTAAAAATTTCTCTGATAGCTTCAAGGTGCTGTTTTCTCGTGTCAACCACGATGCTGTCATGCACTGTAGAAATAAAATCACAAGCAATATTAGCACGTTGAATCCTTTTCTTAGCCATAATTCTAGCCATCATCATAACGTCTGCCCCTGTACCTTGGACAGGATAATTGGTTAACGTTGTCCAAGGAATCTTGAGTTCTCCTTTGAAGTCTCGTTTCATTTCCAATTTCCATGACCTACCCATTGGACCAATTATGGGCTGACCTTTCATAACCGTGTCTTTCCATTGGTTATGTAATTTGTTTATACCTTTGTACTTGGTATAAAACTTCTCATTCATCTCATCCCAAAACTGGGAAGAAGATGATACATGCATAAAATCAGGATCATTGGCAAAACTCCAACCATTACCCCGATAAATAGTGCGGAACAAAAAAATCTTAGAGATGAGCCTAGAGGGGAGTCCAAAAGCTTTTTGATTCTTTGCATGGGTATCTTCGCCTCCTAATATTTCTTGTATACCTATATCGTCTTTAGCAAGCTCTAAGAGAGTTCGCCACTCTAATTGTGCAGCATCACATTGAATAAGCATTAGCGTTTAAGCAAAGCTGCTATTGGTTTTACTGGAAACATATTTATGTCTTGTTTAAGTTGATGAAAATAAGCAGGATAACTTGTTTGAAAATCCATTAGGACTCGTTTACTTCCATATTTCTGAATCATAGAAGCAAAGTAAACAAGGGCGTCGTTATATTCCAGTTGATCATTTTCATTCATTGTATTTACTTATAAAGATGTCTTGGAGTTCGCTAGCAAAATTCTGCAAATTTGGTCTAGAACTCGATAGCCGACCTGTTTGCGCTGTCGTTTGGTTAAAGTTACCATGTAATATTCCTTGTTCCCAATTCATTTCTTTACGAAGTTTGATAAGACCATTGTAGTATGTCCCGTTTAATTTTTCCAATTTGGAAAGTTCTAACAAAGTATTTACTAAATCTTTCTTACCCTTGAGTTTACGTAGTGTCCCTTCATCTACGGCATAATTGCCTTGTTTAGCCATCTCAGAACCTTTGAGGGGTTCATATAGCCGTGGTAGCTTGTGCTCAATAATAATATTTTTATATTTAGGTTGACCCGCTTTTATCCCAGTCTTAAAAAACCCAGTATGCTCTTTACCATCTTCTTTAACTGTGCCGCCATATAGAAAGGCAGAAAGATGATCATTAGAGGCAAAGTTAATAGGAGTGTTAGGATAGATATTGGTGAGTTTTCCTTTAATCTCTGATATTTTGTCATCAACCTCCTTGGCTCGTTGTTCACATAACTCTTCGTTAAATGGAATGCCGTTGGCTTCCATCTCCTGTAATACTTTTAAATCTTCACACATCAAATGGCACAGCTTAATCTGTGCAGGGGTCATAAACTTCTTCTGAGCATGGTAACAAGCAAGTGTTAGCTCGGCATCTTTAGTTGCATATGATGACAGGATGTCCCAAGGTATGTCTTTTGTATCAATTCCCTTGTCCCAATATTCTGTTTTAACTACGTCCAACTTTGCTTCCAGCCCATAACGCTCACATGTCTCATTAAGGCTTGGGAATCTGTTGGTTTGGTTAGACAGAATAAATTCAGCAATCTGTACGTCCCAAATGTGTTTGTCGTTTAGTTGATAGACCTTATAATTTTTGATCCAGTGGAGATCAAACTTGAAATTGAATCCCACAACCAAGTCGCTAGCTTCAATCCTAGGTAAGATAGCCCCAAGATTGTCCACACGCACAGCACCACTGCCAGTATCTGTGGCAAAAGAGATACATACCAATTCATTACGTCCGTCATAAGGGTTTCCTTTGTTATGGGTTGTTGTTTCTGTGTCTAATGCTAAAATATTCATGCGTCATAGTAGGTTGTCATACACACCTTAAATGAAAAGTCATCTTCAAGGTAGCCTTTCTCTAAAAACTCTTGTTGACAAGCACCAGCAAAATTGTCTGCTGATTCGTATGTGGGAAATACACCCACGGTTGAGTAGGAAACGATCTTATCTAACACACGTCGTTCCACTACAAAACAATTAGCCCTGTGCTTTGGAAATTTCATATATCTTCATACCTTGCTATGTTTGCATTTATTAAAACCTCACGTCTGCCATGTCTCATGTCAGGAAGTGTGTCTGCGTCACCCATAAGTTTATTCTTACTAGCATGGAGGAATCGCAAATTTTCATATCCTGGGTCATGTATCTTACCCAACCCTAAAATCCAATCTGCCTCTGCCTGTTTAGAGGTCTTGGCATTGGCTACATTGGACATTGTGAGCCATTTCTGACCCTCCCCAGTGCCATCTGCTTGGCACACTGCTATGACAGGGCAATAGTCTTTTGCAAGTTCCCTAGCCCAGTTGTACATAGCACCTAAACGCAAGTCTTCCCTATCGTTATTGAATCCATAGATTTTATCTATTTGATCAAAGATGATAAGAGAAGGCTTGTATTGCTTACAGACACGTTCAACCGTGTTCTTATGTATCATACCTGCATCAAAGATCATGTGCTTACCTTTGGTTTTATCCATGTACGCATCACGATTCTTGGGTAGGTTAGCCATGAGCTGAGTCATGTTCAAACCAAGGGCAGCTTGATAGCAGCGAAGCTTTACCTTTGAACCTTGCTCCTCGTTGTTAAACCATATGATTGGTCCAGCATCAGACGCAAGCTGCTCTGCCATAAACGTAGTTTCCGATGCCAGAAAAGTGGTTTTACCTGTTTCTGGCCTTGCAAAGATAAATCCGAAATCTCCCTTACGCAAACTTCCAAGCATGTGGTTAAGAGTTGTAAGTCTCCAACGAAGTCCTACTTGTTTGATTGCGTCATTGACCAATATTTCTAAATCGTCTGTAATGAAATCAAATGTCTCACCTTTCTCGGCTTGTTCTTCTTGTTCCATAAACTCTTGAAACATCTCACGCATCTTAGACATCTCAAGTTTGCCTTCAGTTACATCATAGGCAGCAAGAGATATTTCTTTAAGTCGTTTGTTAGCAAGAATTGATTGAACAAGTTTTAGAGTTGTGTCCTCACTCACTTCTAACTTTTCTAATTGATCTAACACGCCAAGATAATAATCTTTATCTTTGACAGAAGAAACAAATAGAAGGTTTGCTAGATCATTTGTCGTAAGTGATATTTTATTTTCATTCTGCCTATGAAAGTTGTCAAGAACAGAATAAACAGGCTGTACTTCTTTGGTTAAGTCAGCAAGTTTAAGTTTGTCCTTGTACATCTCCCAAACAGGATATGAAAGTAGTAATTTAATTACACTTAATTCTGGAAGAATAGAATACTCCTTATATATATTATATAATATATATATTATTATATATATATGTATATATATTTATATTATAACACATTTATTCTTGTTTGTCAAGTTGTTTTTTAGCAACATACTCAAGGGCTTGTTTGTTTGTCAAAACTTCTATATTATTGCCTGCTTGTTGGAGTCTTTGCACCATGTCTTGTAACACTGCTGACCCATAACTATTAACACCATATAGATTTTTATTACAATTGTACATTGACCCTGAATACCCCTCAAAAGAATAATACTGTTCTTTCTCAACAACTTTTGCTATGCCTGAGTTGAGTCGCCATCTATCTGACTTTAGATACCCACCATACCAACTTCCAAACACTTTGTATATATCATTGATATGCACAATCATCCATTTGTCTGGAGTGTAAACATTATGACTCACGTGTTCTTCTCCTTGCTCTGATTGCGTCTGCAATGATTTCAGAGTAATTACGCTCCAACCCATTGACGTATTCCTCAGCCAACTTTGCACAAGCCTCACACTCATGCTCTGCTACCAGTTTGGCAAACTGTTCAAGTGGCAGGTACACTTCATCGGGTAACTCATCAAGTTTTAATCCTGCTTGCGTAGCCAAGTGTTCAATTCTTTTGTTCATGTTGCTCGTATACAGTAAGTTCTTTAGGGACAATGGTGTGACTTATCTCAATGGTTCGAATGTAAGGTATCATGAAACTTCCCCATTTTTCCACAATACATTCATTTGTAAGTTTGTCGTCAACTTGAAGTATTTGACGCTTACGCCAGCCAGTACTAAAGGTATTAAGTTTTTTGTTTAACTCAATAACATTTGCTAAATTGTCAAAGGCTTCGTCTTCAGGTGTTTTCTCAATAGTCATCTTCAAGTTCCTCGTCTTCTTCGTCTTCACACAATTCACAACCAATGTGGTCGGGGTCTCTGCAATCAAAATGGTCATACAACTCTCTTCTATACCATCCATCTGCTCGATTTTGAGATTGTTGTTCCCATATGTCATTTTGTTCACATATAGTAATGTCGTATATCATTATCTGAATACTCCTTTGGATCAAGAGATGTTAAGATTGTTTTAGCATCAAAGCCTAACAGTTTTGCAGCATCTGCTATACTACGGGCTTCACGCCACTTGTCGCTATCTAGCCACACCACCAATTGTTGATAGACCGCCTTTAAAGCGACCAACCTATCTTTGGCTATGTATGTACCAAGGAGGGGCATTGAATCGCTCTGACGCCCTACCTTGAGGCTAGAAACAGCATCTTCAGTTAAGACAAGTTGTCCTTTTTCTTGTTTACCATAAATGGTGTGATGTTCCGCTTTGTTACCAACGTTGTAGTACTTGGCTTTGCTGGCTCGTTTAGGGTTAAAGTTTTTGGCTTGGATACAACAGAGTTGTCCATCTCTGTCTCTGAAGGGCATGAGGAGTTGTTCCCAGTAGGGACTCCATTTAAAGCCTGCACGAAGAGCTTCCTCTGCTCTGATGTCATACCTAGCAAGCCATTCAAGTCCTCTGCTGTCCAAATTGCTTTCTGAATCTCTGGGAAATTCAACTCCGTTATCATTGATTTCAATTTGCCCATCACGTTCTCCTACAAAAGGGCTAAGGCTACTACGTTCAAAATAGCCACATCCAAAACACCATGCGGAATCATCTGAATATCTGCCAAGATTGTCTCTGCTTCCGCAAGAAGGACAACTTTCATGCTTAACAAATTTAGCCATTATTCATATTCATTTTCTTCCTGTTCCTCTGTCTTGCCTTCTATTACCTCCACTTCATCAGAGATTGTGGAAAGACATTTATTACATAGATTTACAAAATCCTTACTTACCTTAAATCTACGTACAGACTCTTTAGTTGATAAGATAACATCACACGCTTCACATTTCATATTAAACTCCTAAAGCCTTAACCCAATTAACAACACCATTGTTGTGTATAGTTAAAGCATTTAACGCTTTCTTAGCACGACCATTCCATCCCCATCCAGCATTATACCAGCATGATTTCCATTTTTTTGGTAAGATAAAGCCATTAGCCAATGTAAAGTCTATTGTTTCTTTATTGAACACTCGCTCTACTGTGAGCAAAGGAGAGTATTCCTTAAAGAAATCTTCCCAGCACTTAAAACAATAATTGT